AAAAAGCAATTCAGTCTATAATTAAAAATGGAATTCAACCTCCTGCTTTATGTACAGTAAAAAGAAATCTAACTCCAAGAGAAGGTAAAGTTTACATTACACCTACGTTAAAATATGCAGTAATTTATTGTATAGGTGGAGATATGATAGGTAATATTATAGATGATTACCAATTAGAAACATGGGGAAGATATGGTTATCTTTGTGTGATAGACGGAAAAGATTTACATGATATACAACCCGATGAAGATTCTATAGGAGAAATGATATATAAAAAATCTCCTAATTGGATTTATGAAAAAGCTAAACATTGGTTGGCTCCTTCTACTATGAAAAAAGTTATGGAAGGTGAATATTCCTATTGGGCCAAAGCAGGAAAAGTTTTAGTAACTAAACTATCTGATTATGAAATATTACAATTAATAGATGCTGGAGCACATATCGCCCATCATGGAGCAATTCGACCTTCTCAAATTTGGAAGTTTGATAAATCATTAAGTAAAGATTTAACTCCATTGTGTACAAACTTTTGGCAATTAGCAGAAAGAATAAAATGAGTAAGTATTATACAATACAAAATATGTATCCTCATCTGAAGCATAAAGAACGATACCTTTCCGAAAATAAATTGATAACGGCGAGGTCGGGATGGGAAATTTCTTTTATTACAAAATTCTTAGATGCTCGACCAGATATTATTGGATGGTCAAGTGAAGATTTTTTTATTCCTTATTACTATCCAGTAGATGGAAAACCTCATAGATATTTTCCAGATTTCTATGTTAAATTTAAAACTAAAGATGGTGGAATTGCAGAACGAATTATAGAAATCAAACCATTCATAGAGACTCAAATACCAAAAGTTCCTAAAAGAATGACATCAGGATATAAAGATAGATGTAATACATATATAAAAAATCAATGTAAATGGGAAGCGACTAGAGCATATTGTGAACGAGAAAGAGCAAAAGGTCGTATTCTCTTTTTTGAAATTATAACAGAAAATGAATTTCCTTTTGGTTAATTCGTTTTTGTCTATTTCTTTCCTTAAGAGTTTCTGATATTTTCTTTCTTCGTTCTTCTGAACGAGTTTGTCCTGTTAAACTTTTTGAAATATTTCGTCTATATTCTTCTGATCTTATTTTTCCTTTATGGCTGTCGGACATTTTCTTTCTAGTTTCGTTAGATACTATTCTTATTTTATTACTTTCCGATACATTTCTTTTAGTTTTTTCAGATTGAAGCTTTACTCCTTTACCACCTATTGTTAAATTATATGTATTTCTTCTAGCAACAAATGATATATCAACTATTTGTGCTTCTAATTCATATGCTTGTTGTTTATCATAACAATAATGTAATATGATTCTTTCAAATTTTTCTTTACCATATTTATTGATAGCATCAATTAATGCAATTCCACTTCCGAGATATCCATCATCTTCTTTCCAGGTAGAATGTTTTCCAACATAGATTTTGTTATTGATTAGATTTCGAGTAAGATAAACTAGATGATACATGATATAGCTCCTATAAATAGATATGAGGAGGACAGCAGTAATTTGCTCCTACTGTTTCTAGTCTATGGCAATAGCTAGATTACTCCTTCTACTTTATTTATATAAATAAAAGAAACTTATATTATAAGGATATCATATGCCGTTCAAAGAAACAATTAATAATTTACTAGAAGGACTAAAATTTTCTTTTTATTCTAAGCGTGAGGCAGAACTCGAAAATCCATCAGACACTACCGCAACTGCTACTGAGCGAGAGGTAGAGAGTTCTTATGTAATGTATGATCCGTTCGCCAGCTACAGTTCATCACAGATGGGTCAGCAAAGTGTATGGTCAGCTTCGAAAAATGAAATGATTCGTAAATGGAGAGAAGCTTCTTATCTTCCTGAAGTTGATTTAGCTCTAAATGAAATTGGTAATGAAGCAATTATCTATGATGAAATAGATGATATCATTTCTTTGAATTTGAATGATCTTGATGTTCCTGATTCTATTAAAGATATGATGCAGGAAGCATTTTCAAAGATTCTTTTTCTTTTAGATTTCAATGAAAGAGGAGATGAACTTTTCAGACAATGGTATATTGATGGAGTTTTAAATTTAGAAGCAATATATTCTAATGATAGAATTAGAAAAGGTATTCAGAAATTACAATTGCTTTCTCCTTTTTCTTTTACAGCATTCATTGATCCTACTACAAAACAAAAGAAATATTATTATGGTGAAGCTAATACTAATAATATTAACAGACATGTCAATAAAGAAAAAGTATTTCTTGAAGAACAAATTACTTCTATAAACTCTGGTCAATGGAGTATGGATAGAAAGTTTCCTATCTCATTCTTGAACAAAGCTATGAAGGTTATCAATCAGTTAACTAACATAGAAGATGCATTAGTTATCTATCGTATCACAAGAAGTCCAGAGAAGAGAGCATTTTATGTTGCTACTGGAAAGCTAAACAAATCTAAAGCAGAAGAATATATGCGTTCTCTTATTTCTAAGTATCGTCAAAAGAGAACATACAATCTTGATACTGGAGCAATGGAAGATAAGACTCGTTCTATATCTATCCTAGAAGATTATTGGTTCAGTGTTGATGCAAATGGTGGTGGAACAAAAGTTGAATCGATTGCTGGTTTAAGTCCTAACTTTACATCATTCGAAGATATGGATTACTTTGTAAACAAAGTTTATAAAGCTCTTAACATTCCTCTTAATCGTAGAAGTTCTGATGCTAGAGTTCAGATATCAACAAGCATAGATACTGAAAAAGAAGAACTAAGATTCTTCAAAATGATTGTTAAGTTAAGAAGACGTTTCAATATGATGTTTACTGATCTTCTTAAGAAAGAATTGCTTGCTAAAGATGTTTTCTCTATTGAAGATTGGGCGTTAATTCAAGAGAAAATCAAATACATATATGCAAACTCTAATGAATATTCAGAGATAAAGAACAACCAAGTTATCGATATGAGAGTATCTACAGCTAACAATGCTTTGGCTCTTGTAGAACCTGGATTACTTTCTAGACAATGGATACAAGAAAACATTCTACGATTCACTGATGAAGATATCAACTTGATTAAGAAACAAAGAATTGAAGAAGCTGCTGACGAACAAAATGAAGGTGGAACAGAAGAGGAAGAAATAGGCCATACGTTCGGACCTGATTATAGTGTAAATAGAAGAGGAGCAGGAGGAGCAACGGCTCCAACCCAACCAACAGGAGAAACTCAGCCAGAAGAAGGATCACCAGAACCTGAAGGGGCAGAAACTCCTGTACCCGAAACTGCTGCTGAATCAAAAAAGAATAGTATATTAAACATATTAGAAGAAGGAGATAGAATTTCAAACGGCAAGAAAGTTTTTAAATATACCAAAGGCAAATTAGTAAAGGATAATTAATGAAATCTTTTAAAGATACTATTATATCTGAAGAAGAAATTGATCTTTCAGAATTCAATATAATAATCAAAAAACCTAAAGTAATAGAAGTTATTAGAGAACATTCTATTACTCCTGTTCCACAGGTAACTGTTCTTTCTGAAAAAGGGGAGAAGGGTGATCCAGGATTCAATGGTAAAAATGCATCCATAAAGATAAAAAAAGTAACTGAAGGAGAAGAACCAGACGTTATCAATGTTGGTGATGACATCAATGCTCTTTTAGAAATTGTATTGCCTAAAGCTTTGAAAGGTGATAAGGGTGATAAAGGCGATCCTGGAAATGATGGAAAGAATGGACTTGATGGTAGCAATGGAATAGATGGTAAAAATGGTAAAGATGGTCGAGATGGTAAAGATGGTCTTGATGGTAAAGATGGTCTAGCTGGACGAACTGGATTAAAAGGTAAAGATGGGAAAGATGGAGATAAAGGAGATAAAGGCGATAAAGGAGACGATGGAGAAAAAGGTGATAAAGGAGATACTGGTAAGGATGGTAAAGATGGTAAAGACGGTAAGGATGGAATCAATGGTCTAGATGGAAAAGGATTAGACGGTAAAGATGGTAAAGATGGACTCAATGGTTTAGATGGTGCTCCCGGTAAAGATGGTGTTAATGGTGAAAAGGGAGATATGCCAAAGCATGAGATTGATGCTCCAACTGGTAATATAAGATTTGAAGTTGTCAATGGAATATGGGGAGATTGGATTGACTTAAGACCTGTAGTAGAATCTTCTGTCAAACGTCATACAAAAAATATTCCTGCTGGTTATGGTGGTGGTAGTGTATTAGATTTCATTTCTGGTAATAACACTTATGGCAATATCAGATATGTGAACTTTGATAGTTCAACTTTAGTTGCTTCTATGTCAGGAAATGTATTAACTATCGGAACTATTCCAAGTGGAAGTTCATTACGATTTACTTTTGATTACTTTAATATTCCTGCTGATAATACATATTCATTTTTAATGTCAAAGACTTATGTAGTGGATTCTGAAACAGTAATCTTAAATGGTTCTGTCTTAACTAATGGAGTCGATTACACCATTTCTCATAATGTAGTTACTATTGATAGTGGATATGGTACAAAAGCTGGATGGAATCTAACTATCAAATATGCATATCAATAACAACAATAGGATAATAAATGTCTAGAACAGAACTTGATATTAGTCAGGTAAACGGATTAACAACTGATTTAGCTAATATTGAAATAGAAATAGCTAATATTGGTAATGGGGCTTCTGGTTACTCTGGTTATTCTGGAGCTACGGGTGCAGGAGCTTCTGGTTACTCTGGATACTCTGGTACAAATGGTATCATAGGAAGCAATGGAACTTCTGGTTACTCTGGTTATTCTGGAGCAACAGTTACAGGAGATTCTGGTTACTCTGGTTACTCTGGTTATAGTTCTGCCTCTGGTTATTCTGGTTATTCAGGAGCAACAGTTACAGGAGATTCTGGTTACTCTGGTTATTCTGGAACTAATGGTGTTATAGGAAGTGATGGAACATCTGGTTACTCTGGATACTCTGGTATAGGAACATCAGGATATAGTGGATACTCTTCAGCATCTGGATACTCAGGTTATAGTTCTTTCTCTGGTTATTCTGGATACTCTTCAACTTCAGGTTACTCTGGTTACTCTGGAATAGCAGGAGATAAATATACCACATCTTCTATAACTTCAATGACAATAGGTACTGGACTTGTAACATTTACTGTTGGTACAGGATTAGCATATTCTATTGGTCAAACTGTTTTAATAGTTCATGATGTAAGCAATAGTATGTTAGGTAATATTACAGCATATGATTCTGGAACAGGAATTATGACTGTAAATGTGACTTCTACTTCAGGGTCCAGTACTTATAGTTCGTGGAATATTTCGTTAAATGGAGCACCAGGACCAGCAGGAATTTCTGGTTACTCTGGTTACTCTGCAATAGGTGCTTCTGGATATTCTGGTTATAGTTCTGATTCTGGATATTCAGGTTACTCTGGATACAGTTCTTTTAGTGGATATTCTGGTTATAGTTCTGCCTCTGGTTATAGTGGTTACTCTGGTATAGGAACATCAGGTTACTCAGGTTATAGCTCATTTTCAGGCTATTCTGGATACAGTTCTGCTTCCGGTTACTCTGGTTATAGTGGTTACTCTGCTATAGGAACTTCTGGTTACTCTGGTTACTCTAGTGCTTCAGGCTATTCTGGATACTCTTCTGCTTCTGGTTACAGTGGTTACTCAGGAACTAATGGTGTTATAGGAAGTGATGGGGCTTCTGGATACTCTGGTTACTCAGGAACTAATGGTGTTATAGGAAGTAATGGAGCTTCAGGTTATTCGGGCTACAGTGCTGCTTCTGGTTATTCTGGATATAGTTCTACATCAGGTTATAGTGGTTACTCTGGATACTCTGCTGCTTCAGGATATTCGGGATATAGTAGTGCTTCTGGATATTCAGGATATAGTGGATACTCTTCAGCATCTGGATACTCAGGTTATAGTTCTACTTCTGGTTACTCTGGATATTCTGGACAAGACGGAATAGGAGATTCTGGTTATTCTGGTTATTCTGGAATAGGAACTTCTGGTTACTCTGGTTATAGTTCTGATTCTGGTTATTCTGGATATTCTGCTATAGGAACTTCTGGTTACTCTGGTTACTCTGCCGATTCAGGTTATTCTGGATATAGTGCAGCTTCTGGTTACTCTGGTTATTCAGGAACTAATGGTTCAACAGGAACATCAGGATATTCTGGTTACTCTGGAGCATCTATTACAGGTATATCGGGTTACTCTGGTTACTCTGGAGCAGGAACTTCAGGTTATTCAGGATATTCTTCTATAGGAACTTCGGGTTATTCAGGATATTCAGGAGCAGGAGGAGCAGGTAGGTTTACTACAAGAACAGTATATGCTACTGCTGGTACAGGTACTTTTACTACACAAGCATCAACTACATCTCTTGTTGTAAGAGCATGGGGCGGTGGTGGTGGTGGTGGTGGAGTTTCTGGATCAGCTACTGGTGGTGGTGCGGCTGGTGGTGGAGCAGG